TCCTTCACGGTCGTACATCTTATCAGCCCAACCCTCTGGGTCTTGTGAACCTTCAGCCCACGCACTACCAACTACAGAACCCTTATTTAAAGCACTAAATGTTAATGTTCCAGAAGTAGGAGTATCTAAAGGTACTATTTCATCACCACCACCTGTTACAGTAATAGTTGTTATACCACTAGAACCATCAGTTCCACTATGTGTGATAGTAGCTCCTGACGTTATTCTAAATCTATATACACTTCCATTATCGGCTTTCATAGCTATAATACTTCCACCTACTAAAAAGTGGCAAGAATTATTAGCCGCAGTTGAAGCAGAACCACTAATTGCACCATACTGGTCATAATCACAACTTAATACTAAGTTGTCAGAATCAGCATCTGCAATAGTTGGACCAGCTTCAAACGTCCATGTTACTGCTGTCGATACTTTAAAATTACGTCTCTGCCATTGATGACGCTGTTCAAGAAACTTAAACACGGGGTCATCAGTAGACTTTTTCGCAACTTTGGATAGGTAGGTGAAGAAGGGGGATTGCTGAGGAGCAAGTTCCGCTACTCTTTCACCAAAATTAAACAGTCTTCTGGAATCATTAATGTCAACACCCGAGTTAACATCATTTCCTGAACTGCCACTAAACATATCAGCCATAGTTAAACCTCCTTAACTATATTTAATTATTTACCAAGGATTTTGCTTATCGTAATCACCAATAAGCTCATCCATTATCCGGTCGTTTGCAGTTTTATCTGTCTGCCTATTAACGCCGGATACTACACCCATTGGACTAGGAATCTGCTGGGCTCTCTGCGTTTGCTCAAAAGCAGCACTAGGCTGTTGTTGGGCAGGTGCAGGAGCGGCAGGATTCGAACTAGCCCCTTTTTCTAAAGCATATAATTTCCACAAATTATCCACTGTAAGTGATTCGGGTGAAGACATCGTTTTCAGAAAATCGTTAATAGTTTCGTTATTAGCACCATAAGTCTTGTTCAAGTGTTGTTTAATACCACCCACTTGTTCACGTTGTCTAGCTTGCTGTTGCTGAGCTTCTTTTACACGATTCTGCTCATCAACCATAGCCTGACGCTCATTTGCCATGATTTCACGGTCATATTCGCCTCTTAGTCGATTATATTCATCCATATCATCTCGCCACTGGTCAGCAGTATCTAGATAGCGGGCTGACTCTGAATCAGGGTCAGAGTACGCTTCCTCTCTGCTAAAGCGGCTAGGTTTTTGTGGTTTGTCAGGTGGAGCTGGAAACTCAAATTGCTCTTCAGGAGGTGCCTCTTGTTGTGCTTGAGGATTCCCACCACGTTCTATAAGCGTATTGACTTGATTCTGAAGCATCTCGTTTGTCTTCTTAAGTTCTTCAGCTTCATTTCCTCGCCTATCTGCCTGAGACTGCCAGTATTGATAACGAACTTGTTCATTATCAAGTTGAGGCTCTTGCTGTGGTTGCATTTGTGGTTCTTGTGCAGGTATCCCCTCTTGGGGAACTGCTTGCTCTTCTGTCTTTGTGTACATCATATCTTCAGGTTGCTTTGTCCCGAAAATGACTTCATCTACAATAGAGCCTTGCTGGCTTTGTTGCTCCACGGGAGCAGTAAAAGCTTCTTGTGGGGTATCTACTGTATTTGTGTTTTCATTCATTGAAACACTCCTTTTTTGTTTTTAGCTACCCTTATTGGGACTTGAAGGGGTTGAGCTAGGTTTTGAGGCATCTCGCACCTCTTTTTGTATTTGTCCCATTGCGTCATCAAGGCGTTTCTCAAAGATTGTTCCAGCAGCTTTCGCTTTCGTGGAGGTTGAATCTAGGTTACCCTTGAATTTTTCTACTTCAGCTCTTTGCTTAGCATGGTAAACTTCACGTTCTCTGGTTTGCAAGTCTCCCTGCAGCTTCTTGATTTGTTCACCAGCCTGTTGCACTTGCTGTTGTAATTGTGCAATCATATCTGTACGCTGCATCACACCTTCCATATCAAAAACTTCTGTTTTCTTCAGAACTTCTTGTTTATCAATGATACCATTCTTATATGCGTCCATATATAATTCCAACTGTGCATATCGGTTTGTGGGTAAAGTAGAACCAGTCACTACAACCACATCATACTTGCCAACACCGATGTCATTTAGAATCTTTGTATTACCTTTATCATCATAAAGCCGTTTGTTTATAACATACTCAGACATTGAATTATTAGGCTTTAATAAACGAATAATCTTTTCTTCTTTATAAAGTTGTTGCATCATATCAATAGCTACTAAAGCTGTATGCTTTAGACCATATTCTATATCAGCTAATTTAGATTTCATTTTGCGTTGTCCAAACTCATCCAAACTAACTGTTGCCTTGTATGTATGAGGAGCTGCCTGAGAGTTCCCCATCATCATTTCATACAAACCAAGTTGATGGTCTATGTCAGATTTAGCAGTTGTTTCGTTTTGGTATAATTCATTAGGTAATGGTACAGGTTGAGCAACTTGTGGAATACCTAAGTCAAAGTCAACTTCAATTCCTACTCCCGGCTGTGCCCATTTCTCTTCAAATTCATTCATATCAACCGAACCAGATGGTAATAATACTTTTAGATTAGTTGAAGTGGTTGCATGAGCAATAATAAGAGAACGTGTCTTATTAATATACTCTTGTACACCCTTTACCATCCTCACATCACTGACAGGATATGGGGTTCTTGTATGCATGTTCATATAAAATACTAAAGGATACCTCTCAGTTGGTAAGATTCTCTCATATAAGAGAGTATCGCCCATGATAACTTCCATCTTTATCCGTTTAGTAGGTACAGTAACACTTTTAATTTGCTGTTGCTTTAAGAGGTCTAAATGCGTTACTTGTTCTACCTGAGGTGGTGGAGGAACTTTCTGTCCCATCATCTTAGCCTGTTGAGCTATTTGTTCATACTGCATACTTAACTGCTGTATTAATTGAACAGCCATCTCAGGTTTTGCTATAATATTACCCTCTATTATCCATGCAGGTCTTTGAATATATTCCTTAAAGGCATTATCATCCAACAGATGCTCATGCCCACTCCATGACTCAAATACACGATGCATTTGAGTAATAGTTTTGTGATATCTTTCGTAACCTCTTATATAATCATCCCCATCACCAAAAGTAGTCTGGGTTTGTGTTTCTGTATCCTCAGGGAAGATAACTTCTCCATCACCTGCACGAGTTGTTACAGGAATATCAGTATTAAAACTATCTGAAGTAGCATTTTTTATAGCCTTTTCATACATTGGATAAAGCTTTTTAGCCTGAGCTTTTGTAAATAATCGTGATATAATAATATTTTCTGCATCGCTACAACTACGATTACGACTATTTGGGTCTACATAAACAGTAAGAGGGTCAATATCTAATAAACATACCTCTCCTTTACCCATATCTTTCATAGGGTCTTGATAAACTAACATACAACCCATACCAGTAACATAATAGTCATCTATAACATTCCTCAATACTTGGTCTCCATCAGATATGTGCCACATATATTCCAATAACCCATTTATAGTTTGTGCTATTTGGTTATCACTATCTTCACGAGGAGAAACCCTAAAAGAAGGTTTGTTACTTGTAAGCATAGCTTTGGCACTTTCAACAGCAGGATGTATCCTATTTACAACAACAGCTGCCTGACCCCGTGCCTCTAATTTCTTTCTTTGTTCATCAGACCATTGCTTCCCATAACGGAATTCTTGGTCTTCTCTAGCATGATTAGCCCAAGTTTCTCTTTTACTTGAATATGTCTTCCAAAGACTTTGTACTTCTTCTACTCTGTCTTTTTTTGCCATTACATTGTCATCCAATCAAGGTATTTATAATCATCATAATAGTTATTCCCATTTACTGGTTTCTTCATATCTGTAATTCTACATGGTGAATGTTTATCTAAAGCAGTCCAGATAGCATCCATTATATCATCATGTTTGCCCTTAGGGTAAGAGAGAAATTCCTGCTGAGCTGTGATATCCTGTGGTCTAAAGAAAAACTCGCCTTTTGCAAGCAATGGAACAAGAGAAAGCAATCTCTCTGACTTTCTGTTCCGAGGTTTTACCCCAGACTCTAGTCCCGGGATATAAATTCCCTCGTCCAGCATCTGCTTACGAACTGCACTTCTCAAAGCTTCCTGATAAGCTACAGTTTCTATTTTCATCTTTTTCGGATGATATCTCTTGTATATTTTAATAATCTCGTCTGGTTGCTCTGCAGGAGTGATTTTACGCCTGTAAATATCCACAATATACTTATTGTTATCATAGTCAACAGCCATAACAGCAATAACGAAATAATCAGCCCGAAGACTAAGACTACTAGCAGGGTCGACCCCAGCGTAGATTTCAACTGGTTTAATTTCTTTTTCTCCACCTGTCTCCTTTACTAGGCAATTCTGTCCATCTATACACTCATAATCATAATGATGAAGTTTAATGAACTCTGGTTTAAATGGAGCTGATTCAGGAGCTTGTGCTATATTCATGTACTCCTGATAGAATCCATTTAAATTCCCAACACTCTCATATTCGCTCTTTATTTTAAATATTCTTTCTTTAGGGAATCTTTCTTCCCAAATACTCTCTTCATCATCATTCCAAATTGTATACCAAAGTGTTTTCCATGCATCAGACCCTTTAGCCCAATTCAGGAAGCAATCTTCAGATATAACCGTTCCAATCATTACAATTTGCCCATCATCAGACAATGATGGTATAACTGCTTCTGTAATCCATTTACGGTTCTTTGCTCTCGCCTCAGGCGTAAAAGCATTTAATTCTGACTCAAAGTCATCAATAATAATTAAGTTAGGTCGAGTATCTCCCTCAATAAACCCACGAACTCTCTGTCCTGTACCAACAGCAACCATACGAGTTCCGTTTGCTAATACTATGTCATTGTTAGTCCATCGTTTTGCTGTATTACTACCCATATCCCCAAACATCTGACTATATATAGATGATGTATCAAGGTGATACTTAATTCTGCTCAAGAAGTTTATACTCTGTGATTGTGACTCAGATACTATAACTATAAACAAATCCTCGTCATTTGGCTTAAAAGCTGCCCTCCAGAGGGGGAGTATGAGAGAACATACAGTACTTTTGGCAGTACTTCTGGGGGCAGCAATTAATATACGGTCATTCTCTTTATTCCTAATTGTTTTATATATCTCAGAGTGAAAAGATGGAGTTTGCTTGTTTAAAGCAGTAGGAAAGCACAATTTCCCAAAGAGACCTATGTTCTCTCTGAACTTCTTAAGTACTTGGATGTTTTCGTATCTTTCCTCGTAATCCACTTATACTTCTTCCTCTCGAATTTCTCTTTCTTCGTTGGCTTGTACTTCGTCTTGTCCTTCCGACGATGATTCGTGTGACTCATGGGGCTTTTCCTCTATTTGAGTTGCTTTTACTCTGCGTTCTTCTTCATGTATTTCATCTAGTAACTTGCGTGTGACTGTACCTTCTATTTGTGTGGTTGTCTTTACAAGTCCCTTATCTTTCATACCATGCATCCCTTGCAGATTCTCTACAGCTCTCATAAGATTCGTAACATCTTTCTTGTCTTTTGCCTGTTCTATAGTACCTTCAAGCAAGTCCAGAGTATAATCCTCTGTTAACCCATGTTTAGTAAGTAACTTTTGTAACTCATCCCTTACCATATCCCTAAAAACCTCCGTTTTCATTCTTCGTTTCCAAGTACCATGCTGCTGACCAGTCAAACTACCAAAAGCTAAGTCAATAGCTAAGTCTTTATTCATCGTTTGTGCATAACACATAGCTAGATTACGCATCTTCTCAGACTTCTTATTTGCAGTATAGTACGATTTGCCAGTTAAAGTATGAGGAGTGCTACGTCCCTTAGCATTAAATTTGATTGTGGGGTATTTAGGGTCCCACATGAAGTATCCCCATGGCAGTCTCAAGTATACAGTGTTTCCACCATCTTTCCGAGGATATTCCTTCTTTTTTATAACTTTAGAACAATAACCATCATCACTTAATGCCCAATCACCTTCACCTGCATTCTTCCAGTAGACATACTTCTTGTTATTTTCATCACATTCATCCTGAGTATATATCTTATAAGTAGAAGGTCCACCATTTTCTCTCTTATGATTTATCTTTATTTCATACATTATTAGTAACTCTCTAAATCCCTATTAAATCTATCAATATAACCCTTTTTATTCTCATCGCTTCCACGGAAATGGTATTTAGCTGACCATTCTGCAGGATTAGCTATTTCATCTGCATAAAACCCCCCATCCTCACTCATCCTCTGATTTGCCATAAACAGCATTTTTTGCTGTGTAGGGGAAAGTTGAGAAGCATCAAAATCTTCGTAAGAAGAATTTACCCAATCAGGAGCATCTATTCCCTTTTTATTAAAATAATTCCTCAATCTGTTTAAAGCTGTCTGTCCTGCACCAGAACCACCACTTTTCTTAGTTTCAAACTGGAATAGACCCTTTCCTGGACCTTCTCCATATTGAGTAGACCCATCTTCATAAGTTCCCATACCAGATTGCTGTATAGCATCAGATACATTCTTAGACTCATGCCAGCCTACTTTATCCATTAAACCTTCTATATCACTACCTTCCACCTTATATCTTTTGGATAAATCGCTTAGCATAGCTTGATAATTATCTTCATCCTGAGTATATAAGTCCATTCTATTAGCCATCTGTGATATCTTCGAAATCTACATCTATTTTACTATAATCCAAATTATATAATCCACTAGAATCCTTAGAGACAGCAGGATGATTAGGGAAATCATTTGCTATAGCTCCTCTATATTTCCTTTTATTCTTA